TATCTTCGCAGATGGCATCGGACACTTTTTTTGTCCGATAGTATAGAAAATGTCAGAACAAGTCTTGACTATTACAAATTAACCAAACGCCCTCTGCTCACGCAGAAGTCCCGTGAAAGGTTCGGGTTAAGTGAAATCAGCTAACAGTTAACTATCCCGGTGTGGCTTGACCGCCTATCCGGGAGCAATTTGTTAACCTGCCTGCCCGGTCTGTGAAGATATGGCGGGCAAACGGGGAATATGGTAGCGTTGAACGTATTGGACGGTTATTCTTTTTGATTGCCAATTAGTATTAGTTATTCATTAGTTTATTATCATCTGCCATCCAGCAAAACAATGTGCTCTGTTCGATTCGGAGCTTCCCACTAAATATAACTTATCATGAAACTTACAATAACCAAATCCGAAGGTGCAATCATTCATAAGCTTGTGATAGACCGTAAACACGACATCCACAATATCGGTGGTGACAGCAAACAATGCGAAGTACTTAGCAAGCTGAGCAAGAAGATTGCAAGACAGGCAAAGAAATCCTACAAGACATGAAGCCTTACGTAATAACCTCTGCGGTTCTTGTTACCTATGATGGGAAGAAGATACCGTTAGAGCGTATAAGAAGCGAGATAATAACCCGACCTATCCAGTTGACTAAGGAGAGGATACTCGATGCTTTCTCCATGATGAAAGATAAACCGGTGGATGTGGAACTTAAAATCAAATATATATGAAGAAAAAAAGAGAGTATATTACAATCACAACCGAGACGGACATATATTTAGACGATTATTTCGATGATTTTATGACCGTTGCCTCTGATGAAGATTTGATTGAAGAAATAGAAAAACGAGGGCATGTGGTATATAAAAAAGGAATCCCTATTACTCCTTTTGGAGAGCAACCTATTGAATTTAACAATCCAGCCGATTTAAAAAGGCATTTATGCGACATTGCCAATGTAGGCTATTGTATATCCAATGAAGAACTTATCAATGAAATAAAATCAAAACTACCATAGATTTGAAGAAATGAAATCAAAATACTTTGCAAGGAAAACAATAAACAAATACGGAACATTCGACAGTTCTCACGAATATCAATATTACATTTCTCTTTTGGACAGGCAGAAGAAAGGCGAGATATATGGGCTTAGAAAACAAGTAAGCATAGAAATTATACCCAAACGTGTTGTGGATGACATAAAGCATCTAAAAACGAAAGACAAAGCGATAAAACGTGTGGATGAGCATAATGCGGTTTACACTTGTGATTTTGCCTATTACGACAATGTGATAGACAAATATGTAATGTTAGAATTTAAGTCGCCAATAACGGCAAGACTTCCCGATTATATTTTGCGAAGGAAGCTTGTCAAACAAGCAATAGATAGACACAACAAGCGTAAGGCGCTTAAGCATTGGGTGTTTGTTGAGGTAATTATGGATGACAAGGGAAGGAAGAAAGTAAGCAAATATAAAGGAAAAGATTGGCAAATGGTTATTTGAAAAATGTATGACAATGGCAAAAGATAGCTTTATACTATATAAGTCTTTCTACAAACCTATATCAAGATTATCAGATAAACAGCTTGGACGATTATTCCGTGCAATTTTCAAGTATCAACTTGGCGAGGAGGTTACGGTAGAGGAGGACATTGAAATGGCATTTGGTTTCTTTATCAACCAATTTGAGATAGACGAAACTAAATATCATGGCATTGTCGAGAGAAACCGGAACAACGGGCGTAAAGGTGGTGCTCCGATTGGAAATGGCAACGCAAAATCGAAACAACCCAAACAACCCAGTGGGTTAAATTCAACCCAAACAACCCAAAACAAGCCTAATGAAAATGATAATGAAAATGATATAGAGAAAGAATCTCCTAACGGAGATAAGAAAGCGATTCCCAAAAACAAGGAAGTTGATTTGTCTTTTGTTGATGAGGGTTTTAAAGATGCATTTAGGGAATGGCTTGGATATAAGCGCGAGCGAAGGGAAAGCTATAAATCTGACAAGTCGCTAAAAATGTGCTATAATCATCTATTAGAGTTAAGTGACAACAATCCCCAAAAAGCAAGATGTATTGTTGAGCAATCAATTGCAAACAACTATTCCGGATTATTTGAACTAAAAAATTATGGAAAGAATCGGAAACCTGATACTGAACCAGACAAAAGCTCCGCCGGTATCAAATCAATTGTCTTCGGCAAACAAAGCTAATCAGAAACAATGGAGCAAGGAACAGGCTGATATGTACTGGCGCAACCAACTTGTAATTTCTATGAAATCCGTTTCCCCAGCCTTTACAGTTGATGATAGCAACCGCCAACTGCTGAAAGCCCTTTACCAATGGATATGGGGAATGCCTGGAATACTTAATTTAGATAAGGGCTTGCTATTGCACGGTCCTATCGGAGTAGGAAAATCCACTTTACTGAAAGGGTTACAAAATTATGCGGCGAAAATTGCCCGCTATTGTATTGGTGGTGCGGATGCCGGATTGACCTTTCAATTTACCAGCGCTGCCGAGATTGCCTTACAGTTTGCCGAGAAGGGAATTGCCGGGTTAAACCAATACACAGACAGGTCATGTATGCACAATCTTGCCATTGACGAAGTAGGTAGGGAGCCAATGGATGCCAAGCACTTCGGTACAGGCATCAATGCCATTCAGACCGTTTTGCAACTGCGCTATGAGCAGAGATATTGTTTCTACACCCACATGACTACCAATCTTGACCCGAACACGGAGTTTTCCGGGCGGTATGGGGATTATATTGCCGACCGGGTTAAAGAGATGTTCAATGTGGTTAAAATTGAAGGTAAAAGCCGAAGATAGATGGCAAAGAAAAAAGAACCCCTCTCCCCCGTCCACTGCCGCCAGTGCTCATACGCCAAAGACTTTATCGGAAACTCATGCCTCTGTAAGGCTAAAGGTCATAGGGTATGCGCATGTGACAGGTACGGAAGGATATGTGAGAATTTTAAGAAAAAATGATTATGGATATAGAACTTGAAAGGAGAATCGAATTATTGGAGCAGCAGCGTGATAATGCGATGCGCATACGCTGCCCGTTGGTGGCAAAGAAGTATCAGCGGATGATTGACGAGCTTGCCAAAGAGAGCAGAAACAGGAGTACGGACAAGGCAGAACACGCAAAGCAATGACTACCGATGCAGCAACCAAGATAATCAGCAAGTATGAGAGCCTTGTGGTACTCTGCACTTACAACATTCTCTTCACGAACGACATCTGTTGCGGGCAGGTTATCGAGAGCCTGCATGCGATGAAGAGAACGCCTTATTACAGACAGGCATTCAAACGGTATTTGAATGATGCCGACAAGGCAAGAAAGGAATATGAGCGTACTGTAAACAACGTTATCGGTTCAGACCGGAGCGAGTTCTTCGCCGAATGTAACGACAAGTATGTGGAGGAAGTGAACAAGCACGTGGATATGCTATACTGGCAGTTCAAGCAGACACTTGATGACAACGGAATATCCCATTCCGCAGAACTTGCAAAGTTCGAACTGGCAAGGACGTTGTGCGACTATGCTTGTGTACAGTTCGACGAACGGATAGGAGAACTAAGGAAGAAGGATTCAAAATTCAACGGATTCATGCTGGATTACCTTAAACTGGATAATGTGGCAAGACTGATGAACCTTGCCTCCGACAATCTCAAAATCGGCAGAACGGTGAACATGAACACCGAACGATGCACTTCTGCATTTGAAGTTCTTGCAAGGAAACTGTCGGATGCAGATAATATCGCCAATGCGATAAAGGCTGATTGATTAGACAACAATTAATAATCAGAAGAATGAGTGAAAGATTAACACATGGCTCTCTGTTCAGCGGCATTGGCGGTCCAGAAATAGCTGCTGAAATGATGGGCTGGAAAAACGTGTTCCATTGCGAGATAAACCCGTTCGGGAGAAAGATACTTGATTATTGGTTTCCAAACAGCAAAAGTTATGAAGACATCACGAAAACTGATTTTAGAGAATGGCAAGGGAAAATCAATGTCCTCACCGGAGGTTTTCCCTGCCAGCCCTTCTCTTGTGCCGGACAGCGAAAGGGAGCGGAAGATGACCGATATCTCTGGCCGGAAATGCTACGAGCGATACGGGAGATACAGCCCGATTGGGTTGTTGGTGAAAACGTTGCTGGAATCCTCACGATGGTACAGCCCGGCAGTGAAACTACGTTGGGACGTGAAGAATCTCTATTCGGAGAGGTTGACCGAAAAAGAATATTGCATCGGCAGGAATACGTCGTCGAAACAGTGTGTAACGACCTTGAACGTGAAGGATATTCCGTCCAACCGGTTGTTATTCCGGCTTGTGCCGTCGGAGCGCCGCACAGAAGAGACCGCGTCTTCTTTATTGCCCACCGTGCAGACGCAGGGGTTGAAGGTATGCAACAGGAATGGGAAAACAACATTCTATCCGGTAGAGCTGCTTCCTACTCCCAATGCTCGGGAAGCGGACAAATACAGCAAGAAATACAATCCGAACAGTCAAATGGGCACAGCTTTGACAGCAATGGCGGTGAATGGGATGCTCCCTACTCCAGTAGCGATGGACTATCAACCCTCCGTTTCCCCACAAGCATTGAAAAGAAAAAATGGGAAAATGAGGACGGATGCTCTGTGCAACCTGCCAGTAATGTTAGGAGAGCATCATTCGCAGAACGGTGGAAAAACTTCCCAACTCAATCCCCTGTTTGTAGCCGAGATGATGGGATTTCCACCAGATTGGACGGTATCGCCTTTTCAAAGTGGCGGCAGGAATCGATAAAGGCATACGGCAATGCGATTGTCCCACAAGTAATGTATGAGATATTCCTGGCAATAGAATCTATAGAAAAAGGCAAATAATATGAACATCCATCAGACAGTCCCCCGCTCCGATTGCACCTCTTTCGCGAAATGTGGCAAGCATTCCCTTGCCTATTGCCGGAAGTACGGTGCATCCGAATGCGGCCAGTGCGAGATAGTGAAGCGGAAACCGAGAAACCGGGTGATAGTGGACGGCATAGAACGCAAGACATGTAGCCGTTGCGGAAGGCTGCTTCTGCTATCCTGCTTCTATGACAGGACAATCTATCGTAATGGGAAAGCATACCACATCAAGACCTCATGGTGTAAAATGTGTATTTCGGAAGACAATCGGAAACGGAATAAAAGAAAGAAATCGAATTAAAAATAATCTATATGATAATAGCATGGTTTTCTTGCGGTGTAACATCCGCAGTAGCTTGTAAGATAGCACTAAGTCTGTATGATGATGTGCAGATTTACTACATCGAAACAGGTTCCGGGCATCCTGATAACACCCGGTTCCTATCTGATTGCGAAAGATGGTATAATCGTCCGATACATACTATCAGAAGCGATAAGTATCTCAACGTAGAGGATGTGTTGACTAAGAAAAGATTTATTAATGGTCCTACTGGCGCAGCTTGCACATTCGAACTAAAGAAACAAGTTCGTTACAAGCTGGAAAAAGAGTTGGGAAATTGGGACGGTCAAGTCTGGGGATTTGATTTTGACCCGAAAGAGATTAACCGTGCCATTCGCCTAAAGCAACAATATCCGGATACAAAGCCGTTATTCCCGCTTATTGAAAGACAGATAACCAAAAAGGATGCAATGGGTATGCTTTGGAAAGCTGGTATTGAAATCCCCGCTATGTACAAGATGGGTTACAATAACAACAACTGTATCGGTTGTGTGAAAGGCGGCATGGGCTATTGGAACAAGATACGGAAGGATTTTCCGAAAGTGTTTGACCGGATGGCTAAGATTGAACGAGAAGTGGGTGCAACGTGTCTGAAAGACAAATCGGGAAAAATATTTCTTGATGAGCTTTCTCCTAACCGTGGAGAAATACCAGAAGAAATCATGCCTGATTGTTCTCTTATTTGCCAAATAGAATTCCAAGGGATAATAGACAGGCAGGTAGAACGGGTTTTGAAAGGGGAAATTCACATTAATGACGTAACATGAAGAAAAGAATAGAAAAAAGATGCAGAAACACCCGCACAGATACAAATTGCATCAGTATTTGAAGTATGCCCGCCAATGGTGTTGTGCTCTGGCCTATAAGGGTAAAATATACACGTTGTTAGATGATGGTAGAATTGTAAAGAAGGACGGTCAATTATGAATATAAAGAAAATAAAGGAACATAACCCTCAATCCTTTTTAGACGATTTGAAACGGGTAAGAGAAATCATGGTCTATGCAGCGCATACCAACTCCTACTATAAGATTCTTAAACATGAATTGTTGAGAGATGCCGAAGAGAAAGCTATCACGTACTATATAACGGATTCTATATTCGCAAGAAAGCGTGATGTTATGGTAATAATTTAATTGAGAATAATATGAAACAAGCAGTAGAAGAAGCTGCTAACGACTATCTCCAAAAGATATTGGAAGCAAGCGATTTTGAGATAAACTTTGAAGAAGATAATTATGATGCTGGCGCCCGCGATGCAGTACTTGATGTTACTGAACGAGCTTATATAGCTGGCGCTGAATGGCGCATCAATAGCATTTGGCATGATAATACAAATATTCCTGATGATAATAAATTCTGTGTGTTTACCCTTTCTGACGGAAACTGCGGGTGTGGATATTATCATAAAAAAGAAAGACTACACCAATGCCAAGTTTTCCTCTGCAATGGCATCTTATCTATCAGAGCTTGCAGAGGAAAAAAGAAACAAATCTGAGAAGTTGTATCGCTTGGCATGCCAATCATTCATCAAGTCCCAAGGTGATTTGTTACTTTCAATGATTACCCCCCGGAACATCAAGCATTTTGAAATGAGCCTTGAAGACAAGCGGCTCTCTCCTACTACTATCAAAATCTACCTTACATTACTTAAAGTAATCATCAACTATGCCAAAAAGCATAATATGGTCAGATACGAAGTAGAACCGTTTGAATTTTGCAGAATGCCGTCAGCCAATATCCGTGAATTAGACCTTAGTATTGATGAAATAAAGGCAATACGGGACATGGAAATTCCTAAATACAATATCGGAGTAGTACGTGATATTTTCATGTTAAGCTATTATCTGGGTGGTATCAATCTTGTAGATATGCTTGATATCGATTTCCGAAAAGAATGGATAGAATATTACCGGCGAAAAACAAAAAACAAAAAAAGTGGTGAAAGTAAAACTGCATTCTCCATCCAGCCGGAAGCAAGGGAAATCATAAACAAATATATGCAGAAGAATGGAAAACTTGTTTTTGGCAAGTACAAAACATTCGGGCAGTGTTATTCTGTTGTATCCCGCAAAATGGAAGAACTCGCCAAAATAGCAGGAATAAGAAAGCATGTAGTTTATTATTCTGCACGTAAATCATTCGTTCAGCATGGATTCGAATTAGGTATATCCTTAGAAATTCTTGAATATTGTATCGGTCAGTCAATGAAAACGAACCGCCCTATATTCAACTATTTTCGAGTAATGCGAAAACATGCGGATGATGCAATGAGGAAAATTTTCGATAGCTTAAAATGATTGTTTCTGAACGAAAGCTATTGCTTCGGCAGTAGCTTCTTCCCTCTCCTTTTCTACATCAGAGTTCAAACGGTCTATTAACTCCATATTTCCCGTTATTGCGGTTTTCACGCAATCGGAATACGTGACTGTTAGCTGATAATGACCGTAGCCAATGAAAGCCTTTGTAAGCTTTGGAGAGGATGATTGAAATTTGCCCATAATGTAACGGATTAAGGAGCGGAAAAAAGAACGGTTCCGCTTTCCCGTTGCGTTACATATTCTCAAATAGGAGGATACAGTGAAACCATTAAGCTATCACACGGGGGTCGGAACCGTATATGAATAAGCTACTGGCAAAATTTATCACCAGTAGCTTTACGGTCGGAATATTACTATTCCTCCTATTCAATAAAATATGTAACGCACTGCAAATATGGAAAAAATATGCGAGATAACGAAAATAATTCATGCAATAGTTGTACATAACAAATTTATTATGTATATTTGTAGTGTCATAAGAAAACAGAGTATTAACCTTTAAAAAACGAGTAATGACAGATGAAGAACTAAAACAAGAAATTGAGAAAGTCAAACAAAAGATTGCTGATTACACAAGAATCGCCCCACTACTGGGGATTACACCAGAAGAAAAGGAAAGGCAAATAAATCTAATGTTAGACGACCTTAGTAAATTGCTAAAGGAAAAGAAGTAAAAACAACCGGATGCCCCTCAGCGGGCATCCTAAAAACATTATCCTATGAGAAGTGTACAAGATATTTTAGCAGAAATGAAACCGCTAATGGGTTCTTTGGATGCAGAAGAACGGAAAAAGTTAAATGCTTTAGAAGAGGAATTAAAAACCCTTCAAATGACTACCGAAGATAAAGCTGCAGCTAAAGTATGGTATGAAGAGGGATTAGAGGAGATTGAAAAAAGTATCACCCATATAGAGCATGAATTAAAAATTAGAGACCAGTTGAAAGAAGTGGCCGATATCCTGCCCCTCTCCTACATTGCTAAAAACTATTTCGGTAAAAGCGCAGCATGGTTATATCAGCGCATAAACGGTAATAAGGTACGCGGAAAGGTATACACCCTAAACCGTGAAGAAGTAGACACATTCAACCGCGCACTAAAAGAAATTGGAAATAAAATCAGCTCGCTGTCTATTACAAGTTAATAGCTGTTTCTTATGACAACCAATCCCCGGTATTCGAGCATATCGGGGATTTTTATATCAATTGCTTATTATCAATGTCCAATTATC